GCGCGCCGCCACTAGCGCCAAGCCTTCAACGCTGGCCTGTTGCTGCCCTATGCCGGGGCGGTCAAACGGCAGCGCATAGATGCCGCTGTTGCCTTCGAGCGTGGCGGTGCTGGAAATGTCGCCGGAGTCTTCTTCGGAGATTGTGTTGGCACCGAACTTCCGGTAGACCACGCGCAACGTATCGGCCGCCGTAAGCACGGTTTCGTCGGCATCTTGCCGAATGTAGACCTTGCCGATTTCGTAGTAGTAGGCCCGGTCGGAGTCGGTCAGCCATTGGGCGAACTCTTTGTCCTCGCCGTTCACCTGGACGCGGACGATCTGCCCGACGGGGTTGGCGAGGGACCATTTGACGGTGGAGCCGTCGCCCGTGAAGGATTCGTCCTCATACCCGATTTGCTCGATATCGACGTTGACGAGCGCGGAGTTGCATTTGTCCTCGCGCGTGGTGCGCACGCGGATGTTGCGGTAGTTGCCGCTGGTGTTGTTGATCGAAAACGGCGCGGTTGCAAAGGTGCGCGGCTTGAAAAATAGATCGCGCTCCTCGTCAATCCACCACACATAGTTCGAGGCATCTGCCAGGGCGGCGATGGCTTCCGAGACGGATGTGCCGGCGTCGAAGATGACGGTATCGACCACCGCGCCGCTGTCGATGTTGGCGGTTCCAATTGGCTCGGACGTGGCCGCGTCGGTCAGCAACGCTGATACGATCAGTCCGGCCCGGTTGGTGACGAGAATTTGGTCGAGCGTGCCGGCGTCCGTGATATTGACGGCGGCGCCACCGCTGGTGAGGGAGAGCTGCAGCGCCGCGCCGCTGGCGGAGATCACGAAGTATTCGACGGTGGCCGAGAGCCCGCCTGGAACCGTGCCGTTGGCGTGCGCCTTGACGCGCACTTTGTCGCCGTTGCTGAGGCTATGCGCGACCGTGCAGGTCAGCGTGTCCGTGCCCGCGTTGGCGGTGTACTCAAAGTTGCGCTCATAAATCAGCGGGCGGCCGGTGCTGGTGTTGTAGCAGAAGCGGCGGTCAAGGTACTGTTCCCAGGAAACGGCGCGGATGGCATAATAGCGCCCGGTCGGGTTGGCTTCCGTGATCGAAAATTCGTCCACTTCGTCCACTGAGCCAGCCCATAGTTTCGTCGCTCCCTCGAATAGTTCGAGGTCTTTGCCGACGACCGGGCGATAGCTGCCGTCTTCGCTGATAACCGTCACACTCAGCCCGGCGCGGGAGCCGAGCGAGTAGGACATGTCGAGCGTGCCCTGCTTCGCGGAGACGGTGGTACCGTCGATTTTTACGATGGGGGTGGGCAAGGGTTAGCCGCGTGGGATGACGCCGTACTGCTTCAGGGTCCGAGTGATTTCTTCGAGCGCGGCTTTCGGGTCGCCGCCGTTCAGGTTGATGACGACCGACGCGCCGCCGCCCGCCACCGCACCACGGCCAAGTAGGTCGTAGATGCCGAGGTTGGTCTTCCACATGTCGTCCAATTTGGCCATCAGGTGACCCTCGCGGAGCCATTCATCGGCGCGGAGGTTGGCGAGGTCGTTGGCGATCTGGAGTGTGTGCTTCGCAATGATATCGAGCGTTTTATTTATCCCGGCCATCTGGAAATTTCCGATCACACCGGAAATTGCCGAGACGACGGAACCGACGGCCCCGACGACGGCGGTCAAGCTACCGCTGGCGGCAGACGCCGCGCCACCGATGCCACCGCTAACTTTCCCAGCAGCGCCGCCAAGATCGCCCATGCCATCAGAGACGGACTTCACCACGCCAGTGCCACCGCCGAACACCTTGCCCATCAGCCCGCCAACGTCGAAGAGCTTGTCGGTTAGCTTTTTGAGCGCGCCTTCGATGAGGAGGCGAGTGATGGACTGCGCGGCCTGTTTGGCCACGTTGGTGAGCATGTCGCCCAGCTTGCCGCCTTTGAAAATTATGTCGGTGATGCCGCGGGAGAGGTCGGTGGCAACGGTGGAAATCTGTTGATAGGCGGCTTTTCCGACCTTGCCCAGTTCCTTGTGTTGCTGCTTGAGCTGTTCCAGCCGCTCAGGCGTAATCATGCCTTGCGACCCGACATTTGGGAACGCCTTGCCAGCACCGGGAAAGTCACTCATCATGCCGACGTTTCCAGAGCCGGGGAATGTGGGCATCTGTGCCTTCGGCAGCTTCGAGAAATCAATGCCGAGTCCGCCCAAGTCGGGGGCGTCGGAGAGTTGGCGATTTAACAGAAATTGCGCATTGGCGAGCTTGGCAACGCCAATAGCCGCGTCGATACTGGTGGACCCATACTTTTGACTTAATTCAGCCGCTTTACTTACGTGGTCTTGATAATTGGAAAGAATCAAGGACAGCGACTTATGCTCAACGGCAGACGCGAACGTCTGCTTGAGGAGTGCGGCTAGTTCAGATGCGTGTTTCGCTACTTTTTTGCCCGATTTCTCGTGCTCATCGCCGTGCTTTTTCACCTCTTCCGTGGTTGGTGGAAGTAGCCGCATAAAGCCGACAATGGCAGCCGTTCCAGCGCCGAAAGCCACAGGCATTCCGGTGCCAACACGCTCGTTCAGCTTGTCGATGGCTTGCGCCGTCGTGTCCACCGGCTTACCGCCATGGTCGATCAGCCATTTCAGGAACAAGCCAACGCCAGCCGCGGCAGCGCCAGCCGCCACGCCCGCGAGAGACAGGCTGCCCGCAAACGCTTTTACAATCGGGATGCCTTTATTTAGTACGCCGACGACCAGCGCGCCCTTTTCGACCATTGCAGCTAGGCCGGTAATTACGATTGGCGTAGCCACGACGATAGAGCCGAGCGCCAGCGCCCAGTTCTGAGTGGCTGGGTTTAATTCGCCAAACGCCGTCGCCAGCGCCTTCGCCTTCTCAATGCCCGGCGTCAGGAAGTCGTCTAACACGCGCTGCGCGATAGGCAGGAGTGTCTTGCCGAACTCGGCCGCCGCGTCCTTCGCGGCCATCTGAATGTTTTCCCAGGAGTTTTTATACGTGTTTCCCGCGCGCTCGCCCTTTGCCAGTTCGTCGGTGATGATCTGGATGAACTTCTGCGACGAAACCCCCATGCGCTCGAACGTCTTCGCGGGATCGCCCAGCGCTTCGGCGCCGAACTTTTCCTTGATGATGGCGGCGAGTTGGGGAATGCGCTCAATGATCGGGTCGAGGTTTTCTTTCGTGACCTTGCCGACGGCGCCCAGTTGGGAGAGTTGGCGGATGACCTCGTTGAAGTCCTCACGCCCGCCACCGACGACGGCCAGCGCGTTGCCGAGTTCGGCCATGATGCGGCGCGATTCGTTGGCGGAATTGCCGAGTATCTGAAGACGAATGGTGCCCTTTACGGCCTCTTCCAGCCCGAGGCCCGGCAGCTTCGCCACGTCGCGCAGCTTCGCCATTTCGGCGGCCGTGGCTTCGCTCGTCTTCATCACGGCTTTGAGGCCCATGGTGAGCGATTCCATGTCGGAACCGGCCTTGATGGCGGCGGCGCCCGCGGCGATCAACGGCGCGGAGAACCCAATGGATAGCGCGGTGCCGGCTGCCGTGACGTCGGAGGCAAACCGCTTCACTTTATTCAGCGAGCGGTCCACCTGCTTGTCGAAATCGTCGGTACTTGCCCCAATGCGAACGATCAGGTTTGAGAGGATTGGCATGAGTTTACCGGCGTCGCGTGGGAGTAGAAGGGGCTTGCTGGGACTTCGCGGCCTTGTCCATCTCCGCGTTTTTAATGCGCAGATAGGCGGCCCATTCGGTCATCTCAGAGGAGGACATCCGCGTGCTGAGTTCGCACACGGGCATATGGAGAAGTTCAGCGAGCGCGAATAGGCTTAGGCGCTCGCCTGTGAGTTTTTTTCAAGGTCTTCGGCGGCGTCTTTGAGGATGCCGGACAGCTTGAGGATCTTTTCGCCGATCAGCTCGACGGCCGCGGCGGACTTCGTGACAAGCATATCCACGTGAGCACGCTCGAAGATTGGATTGTCGTTTTCGGGGTCAAGTGTACACGCGATCACAGCGCGAACGGTCGCTAGGCGCGTCTGGGTTTGGGCATCTTTCACGAAGTCCACACGTTCGCCCGCGTTAAACTCTCGCACGCGGACCGTCTCGCCCCACTGAGGAACAAACAGGTCTTCAGTCTTCAGTTTGGCCGCTAGTACGCGGTCCAGGATTTTACTCATTGGGCTCCTTTGCCGTGATCGTGATTGTTCCGGGAAGGTTTAGCACCCACCCGTTCTGTAAGTCGATTTCCGCGCCGTCGCGTTCAACGCGGTTGATTTCAGACGCGGGCACGACGAGCGCCCGCGCCTGTTTGTCGTAGTGCATTACGTGGTCGAGAAGTCCACTTCGCCGTGCAGCGCGAAAGAGACGTTTTCCTTGATGAGTTCGTTTTTGCCCGACGCAATGCCGGTGCTCGACATATGCCCGGCGGCCATGAAGCGATCATTTCCGGCGAGGTTCGTGTACAGGTAGAGCACGTAGTAGCTGCCGAGGTTTGTGTTGGCGAAGTAGGCGTTATCGTAGAAGCGCTGGAAGGAAATCGTGCCGGATTTCATGACCAACGTCCGCTCTTTCCACGTGTCGCCGAACGTCTGCGACTCCTCGGTGATGACTTCGGAATCATAGGACCATTCGTAGGCCTGCGCCGCTTGCGCCAGCGTCAGGTATTCGGCGGTGATCGTGATTGTTCCGCCGGCGGTGTACCCATTCGTGAGGGTGATCTTCCCCGATGCCCAGCCAATTTGATAGTTGGCCTTCGGCACGGTCGAGACGCCATCGAGCACGGTAACGGCCGCGTTGGGATTGATCGCCCGTTTCGCCGTGTCCGTGATCTGGTAGACGCCGCCACCGAGGGAGGTTACTGCCTCCCCCGTCATGGCGGTGCCCGATCCGGTGGCGATGTAGATGTCGGCTGCGTTTCCTGCGAGTACGGCCATGGTGGCTCCTTAGGTGTATGACAGCGCGCCGGTTCCGGTGAAGGTGTAGGAGGCGGTGATGTGGCCGTTTTCCGGCGCGGAGAATGACGCCTGAACGAAGGCGTTCCCGCTGTAGTAATTCGTGCCGTCCACGTAGAACCGGATAGCGACCGTGGAGCCGGCGAGGAAGGCGGTCTTCAACGCAACATGGCCGTTGGTATCGGCGGTGTCTAGGCGGCCGGAACCGCTGCCGCTCCATTCCTTGATGGTCGAGGTGCGTTCCTTCCAGGTGTCGCCGAAGGCTTGCGTCTCTTCGAGTCCGGTCTGAACGTCAAGGGACCAATTGTCCATTTCGCCGATTGTGTTCGTGCCGATCTTGAGCGCGGCAGCATTGCCTACCATTACAGCCATAGGGGCTCCTTTCGCCTTACGGCGATAGCTAGAAGTGGGTGGCGGAACATCTCACGACGTGCCGCCGGCACCCGCGCCTAAATGGCGTGGATGATGTCAAATTCAAGGACCACGGAGTAGAGCTTTGCGCTCGTCTCCAGGTCGTGTTCAAACTCATTGCGGCGCCCGTTGAGGTGCGTGCTGTAGACCGTCAGCGATCCGGCCGCCGTGGTGATTTCGGCGGCGTGGTTGATGACATTGGTGTAGACCAGATCGGCCAAGTCTTCCGCGGCCTTCGGGTTGCCCTGCGCCATGCAGTACAGCGCCACCGGGCGGCGTGTGGCCGTCGGCGCAATCGAGCCGATGGAATGGAACGGAGCGGAGTCGATCACTTCGATGACGATGGCCGGATAGTCCACTACGCGCCCTTGATCGGCGTGCATGTCGTACACCCGCGTACCGGTCAGGTCGGTGATGGCCGATATGGTCTGGAGGTACTTGTAGAGCGCCTGGTAGATCCTCATGCGGCCCGCCCGAGTGCGTCGAATGCGGCCTTCACGCGCGATTCCAGAAGGCGCTTCACGTTGTTGCGCTGCGCGCGGATAGCGTCACGGAAGAACGGAATAGGGCGGCTGCCGGGGTGCTGCACTTTCTTGGCGAAGCGCTTGAACAGGTTGCCGAACATGAGGAACTTCTTATCCTTCGGATTGACCGTGTGCGCCTTCGTCCCAAACTCGACCAGATGCGCGTGCGGCGCCGCCTGCTTGAGCGTGTAGGCGTAGGCTTGGAGGAAGTTCTTGAATTGCCGCCCAGGAGCGGCGGAGAGCGATCTTTTCAGCCCGCCCGGCGCAATGGCCCGGCCCCGGTAATTCGTTGGGTAGGGCGCCACTGGTGCGCGGGCTTTGGCCGCGTCGCTGATGAGGTTCGCCCCGTCGAGCAACGCCGCGCGCACTTCGGCACCTTGCGCGGTTTTCTTGAGCTTCTCCAGTTGCCCGGCGAGCTCGACCATGCCTTCGATTTTGATATTCAAATCGTGACCTCAGAGCATTGGAGCGAAAGCATTTCGTTGCGCTCGTCGGGGTTGGCGATGGCGCGGATGTTGAAGTAGCGGGCTGCGTTCGAGTTCTTCGGGTCCGTGAACTTCACGCGCATATCGGGCGTGTACCCGGCCTTGAATCGAACGGTGATGGAGTGCGATAGGTCGGAAATCGTCTGCTTCGCCTGGAAGAACTCGCGCCCGCCGCTGGTTTCGATGGAGCCCCAGCACTCGGAAAATGTCGCCCATGTTTCCGTGCGGTCGCCGTTGGCATCGACGGATA